TTATATAATGGTTTCAGATGCTCCTATAACTACTGAAAAGAAAGAGGAGTGGACAACCTACAGGCAAAGTTTAAGGGATATACCACAGACTTTCAGTAACCCAGATGATGTTACATATCCAGATAAACCAGAGTAATAATTAATTTAAGGAGAGAGTAAAATGGGACAGATAGATTTTGATGGTTCAAATAGTACGGTTAAAGCCGATGTTATCAGGGGGCAAACTGGTACTACGGTTAAACTGGGTGGGCTTCTTGATACGGATGGAAATTACATCCAGACAGAGAAGGGTGGAGATTTAACTTCAGCTTCTCCACTCGTAATTGATACTGATGGAGATTATTTTGATGTAACTGGTACAGTTAGTTTTGCAGCCATGACCGTAGCTGCTGACCGTCAATTTACTCTCCAGTTTGATGGAGCGTTAACAATGACACACCACGCTACTAATCTGGATTTACCTGGTGAGGCAAATATTACTACTGCTGCTGGAGATGTTGCAACCTTTCAGTCAACAGGTTCTAATACAGTTCAATGTATTGCTTACACAAAGGCAGATGGTACACCAGTTGTTAGTGCAGGTGGTGGTAAAGTTTTACAAGTTGTTGTTGGTAATTCTACCACCCAAACATTTTCTACTAGTACATCTTATGCCACAGCAAATCTCAGTGCGTCTATAACCCCTTCTGCAGAGTCTAGCCTTATATTCATCCAAGCCCATTGTCCAGGGCAGTCTAGAGTTAACGCTGCAGCAGCTACTAATCAGGTTGGGTACTATGCTTTATTCAGAGGGGATGTTGCTGGTACAATGCTAAAAGAGTGTAGGATTGGTTCACAGACAGATCCTATGCCAGCAAACAATGAGCAACACGACCACTCTGTTAGCTTAACTGACCTTGACAGCCCAAGCACAGCTTCTGCCCAGACATATACAGTTGGCTTTAAGTCTATATCAGCAAACTGCACAATAGCAGCTCAGAGTGATAGTGATGAAGGGACAATAATTCTAATGGAAATTGATGGAACATAAAGGAGAAGTATAATGAATAATATACAAGCCTTGATATTAAAGTATCCAGGCATAGAATGGATACAAAGAGGGGGTACATTTGCAGGATTGCAAGCAGTAAAAGATGATGGTACTGGACAGGCAATTTCCGACCCTGACAACATGATTACTAAGGAGGAATACAATGAGGCTATTGCTGAGTACAAAATAGTTGCAGGCTGGGAATATGTAAGATATAAGAGAAATCAACTCTTAAAGGATAGCGATTACACGATGCTTAAAGATTATCCTACAACCGTTTTTGAACAGGAGTGGACAACCTACAGACAAAGTTTAAGGGATATACCACAGGATTATGATAGTCCAGATGAAGTCGTGTATCCAGATAAGCCTGAGTAAAGGCTTGCGATCATAAATAAAATAATTTAACATTTCTTCACGGTGCCCAGGAAATCCTTCCTGGACACCATATCCACAAGTTCAATCCCCCTAAACACTTATAAACTATTTACATTCCCCGAAATTTTTCTCTTGATATTTACCATTACTTGTTGTAGTATCTCAAAATGAAAATACAAAAAGTGAAATGTAGAGATTGTGGATTTAAGTGGTATCCGAGAGTTCAAAGACCTGTTAGGTGTCCCAACCCTGAATGCCAGAGCCGCAAGTGGGATAATAAAAAGAAAGGAGGTAGGTAGTGGGTGGAGAATCAAAGATAAAGACGCTGATTAAGCAGACAAAGAAGAATATAGAGGATATTAAACAAGCGCTAGAGGCTGAGGAACGCATCTTAAAGAGATTGGAAGAGGCTGATGGGAAACGGAATGCCAGTTAGGGAATGTGGGAAACTTAAATACACGCTATCAGGGGCAGTAGATAAGCTGAAGTTTTACAAGACACGCAGAAGGCAGAACAAGGCAACGGCATATTATTTCTGTGGTGTGTGCATGGCTTATCATTTAACCAGTAAACGTCAGAGAAAGAAGAGGTGAATTATGGCTAATCTATCATTAGTAAAAGATTCGATGTCTGTGGATGACGTAAGGCAACAGGTAAATCTTATACAGAATTTACTTTCACAGACCATGAAGAAGGATACGCACTATGGCGTGATTCCTGGTTGTGGGGATAAGCCTACATTATTAAAAGCCGGTGCCGAGAAGTTGGCATTAACATTCAGGCTTGACCTTGACTCAGAGGTTGAAGTAGTTGATATGAATAATGGACACCGTGAATATAGAGTCAAGACTACGGCAAGTTCTATCAATTCAGGACTGAGAATGGGTTCTGGATCAGGAGCGTGTACTACTATGGAATCAAAATGGCGATTTAGGGCAGAGGCTACAGGAGAAGAAGTGCCTAAAGATTATTGGGAAACAAGAGATCCTAATTTAATCGGTGGCTCTCAATTCAGCACTCGTAAGATGGGTGGTAAATGGATGATAATGCACAAGGTTGAGCATGATAATCCTGCTGACTATTACAATACTTGCCTTAAAATGGCTGAGAAGAGGTCTAAGGTTGCCTGTGTGCTTAATGTAACAGCCGCATCGGATATATTCACACAAGACATAGAGGATATGCCTGAGTTTACTGATAACAGTTCTAAGCCGAATGCAGAAGTCAAGAAGACTCAGAGTAAGAGTTCTCAGCAGCCAAGTTCCGTAGATACTGAGATTATCACTCATATATCTAAAGTTACGCAGAAGAAAGGTAAAAAGAAGAATGGTCAGGAATATACACAATATTTTATCCACAGTACAAGTGGTACAATCTATAAGACCTTTGATAAGAAGTTGGCTGAGACTGCATCTGAGGCTTCTGACACAAATCAGGAATGCCTGATACTATTTGAATACAATGAACAGTTTAAGTCAAATGAGATTCAGGCTATTCAGATAGTACCTAATGGGAGTGAAGATGATAATGCCAATCCACCTGATGATGACCAATCATAATCTACTAAACAAATTTATTTTATAGGAAGGAAGTTGGACAAAGAAGAAAAGGTCGAAAATATTTAAAGCTATTGATATTGGTATAACAAATGCTTGTGATAGGGCATATAATGAAAGGAATGATGTTTTTAATATATAATGACATTTATCTACAACGAGGATACTCGTAAACACACATTAAATGGCAAGCATATTCCATCGGTGTCTCAGGCGCTTGATCCTTTATATGACTTCTCAGGTATTAATCCAGAGGTATTAGAGCGTAAGAGAGAGCTTGGCACACAATTTCACGAGGCTATCAGGCTCCATCTACTTGATGATTTGGTGTTTGATAGCCTTGATCCCGATATTATAAAACCTATGTATGCCTTTATTGATTGGTGGCGTGATAGATTTAACATTCTTGACATCTCTGACTTCCAGATTGAACAGCCTATATGCCATGAGAAGTTAAAATATTGTGGCAAGCCGGACCTTGTTACTCCCTTTGCTATATTTGATTGGAAATTACGTCCATTTAAGCCCCTTACAGACATTTTACAGCTTGAAGGGTATAAACATATACTACCGCTGGGAAAACGTGACAGATGGGCTGTGTGCTTCGATATACAGGGTAATATGAAGATGCACAAGTGTTTTCATTCTAAAGCGTGGGGAATATTCAGGAAAATGCTTGAAAGATGGTATCGAGAATCAGAATTTAATCAATTAATGGTAGATTGGAAGGGGGTAAATTGATATGAAAACACCAACAGAGAGAATTACAGAGGAAATGGGTACTGATATTACATTAGTTACTGAAGGAGTAAGGGAATTACATATAGTCAGCCAAGAGTCCTTTGATATTACAACTGAGTTTATGGTCAGGCTCGCAAGCAGACTTAAACAGGTCAAAGAGCATTTTAAGCCGATGAAAGAGGCTGCACAAAAGGCTCATAAGGTAATTGTTCAGCAAGAGAAGGATATGCTCAATGGTCTTACTCAGGCTGATATATATTTAAGGGGCATCAGGGCTACTTATGTTGAAGAAATGGAGAAAAAGCAACGTAAGGAACAGGATAGGTTGGACAAACTGGCAGATAAGAAAGCTCAAAAGGAAAAGGAAAAACTGCAAAAGAAGATCGATAATGCAGAGACTCAGGCTGAGGTAAATGAATTACAGGATAAGATGGACAATGTATATGCAGATCCTAATATAGCATCAGGCGGCATTGAGAAGTCAACTAAGGTTGAAGGTGGTGGCAGTACAAGCTGGATAAAGGATATTGAGGTCGTGGTTGAGCATCCTTTGGAGTTATTAGAAGAGATTGTATCCGGCAGAATACCCTTGAATGTGGTTGAAATTAAAACTGCAAAGCTGAAGGCATGGGTTAAGGCTAATGGTATTACTAATAAACAAGTTCCTGGTATCAGAGTAAAAGAGACAAGGCGTGAGTCTGTGAGGGCAGGGTGATAGTATCGATGCCTCTATATATAGACTTAGAGCGTAAGACAATGCCGGCAAAGAGGTATTATATCAACCTTAATAATTACCGGAACTGGCAGTATCATGTCAGTAATAAGCTCAAGATTAAATATAAAGACATTGTAAGACCG